CCAAAGATGGATTAAAGAAGTTTAAGGAATGGCAGGATTCTCAGAAAACGGAAGCAGAGAAACAAAAGGAAGAACTAGAAGCGCTACAAAGGGATAAGAGTAATTTATCTTCTGAGAATAGTAGTTTGAAGGCGCAGGTAGTTGCTATGAAACAGGGCGTTCTTCCAGATTCAGTAGAAGACGTTGTTGTCCTAGCAGAGAGACTAGTGGATGACGACACCGATATGGAAGAAGCAATCGAGAAAGTAGTGGAAAAATATCCGCAGTTTATGAAAGCGGAACCAGAAGAAGAAACAGAAGAAAAGCCTCCAACATTCTCAAAGGGTAAGCATCAGAAGAAACCAAAGACAGATGCAGATGTTTGGTTAGAGGCTTTTCGACCAACAGGTGTTTCAAAAGATACTTAAAAATAATGAAGGAGTTGTTTTTTTATGGCTAATTTGAATTATGCTGAACTATATATGCAGGCTTTACAACAAAGGTATGCTGTAGGTCTGCGCTTTAATGCTCTTTACAATACCCCTAATAATGCAACCATCCGTTGGATTAACTCCAAAACCATCCAGATTCCGGGGATTATTGTGGGCGGGTTTGTAGATGTGGATAGAGATCAAGTGGGTTCCTTTACACGGCGGGCAGATAATGATTGGGAAACCATGACTTTAGGACACGATCGTGAGTTCAGGACATTAGTGGATCCAATGGACGTGGATGAGACAAATATTGCCGTATCAATCGCCAATATTACCCGTGTGTTTAATGACGAACAGAAAATTCCGGAAATGGATAAATACATGGCATCCAAATTATGGAGTGCGCTGGATGAAACTAATGAGATTATTGTTCCTGACCAGGAGTTATCTGAAGAGAATATCCTTGGAATCTTCGATCAATTGATGGAAGAGATGGATGACGATGAGGTTCCGCAGGAAGGAAGAATCATGTATGTAACTCCGCAGGTGAATACCATGCTAAAGAAAGCGGAGAAGCTCACACGTGTATTGGATGTTCGGGGAGAACGCAATTCCATCAACCGTTTTGTAAGATCGCTAGATGAAGTGGCCATTGTAGTTGTTCCATCCAGCCGAATGAAAACTCTATATAACTTTACAGACGGTGCGGTTGTGGATGATGAAGCAGTTCAGATCAATATTATTTTGATTCACCCAACATCCATCGTCTCTCCTCAGAAATATGACTTTGTAAGTCTGGACCCACCCTCTGCAGGAACAGGTGGTAAATGGCTGTATTATGAGCGGAAATATTGGGATATTTTTGTAATTGGAAGAAAGGCAGACGGCATTAAAATTGTGGCTGATGCATCTAATGTTCTGCCTAAACTGACCTTTACATGTGTAGCTGGTACAGACACTGGCGATACAAAGATCACATCTGTATCTCCTACTATTGGCGCCTCTAATTCCCTTATATACAAAATCAATGGTACTTTACCTGTTCTGGGTGAGGTTATGACGGGCAAGGGATGGTCTCCCTATACTCTATCCACTGACCTTGAAATACCTGCTGGCAACAACATCGCCCTAGTGGAGATTGATGCTGCCGATAAAGCTGTAAGAGGTGGTATTTCTCCATCAGTGCCTAAGGTTGCAGCTGGAGAATAATGTATGGAAGTGTAATAGGGGAATACCACCCCTATTACACTTTCAATAATTGATAAATAGGAGTGATCATGATGGACGCAGGATATAAAATGAGAAAAGCAAATAGAGTTGTATATGTGGATAAAGGAAGAGTGCCGGCTATGTTGGCGCAGGGATATGACCATGTCGGACCCGGGGGAGTGATTATTCAACGTGCTACCGGAGGGCGTGCAGTATCTCTGGAGCAGTACCATAAAGTGGAAGATGAGCGGGATGAATTAAAGAAGGAATTGGAATTGCTTCGTCTTCAGATGAAAGAGGCAAAAGATGAACAGATTCCGGATAAAGACAAAGAAGAAAGGGAACGAACCAAAGGCGTTAAGAAGGGCAAGTAGACTGTAAATATTCCTTCTTCTGAAGGAGGGAGATAATGTCGTATTTGACATATTTGGAATTTAAAGAACTAACCCCCACGGACATAACTGAAACTTGCTTCTCGTTGTTATTAGGCAGGTCTAGTGACATTTTAGACGATGTGACTAACCAGTTTTATGTCAGAAATAATATGGAGGACGATAACCCGTGGCGTGTTAATCAGTTTAAGAAGGCACTAACATCTCAGATAGTATATTTTCATGAAGTGGGAGCGACCACCTTTGAGGGCATCAACAGAGAGCCATATTCATTCTCTGCAGGTAGAACAAAGGTGTCTCGTGGTGGGGGTTATTCAGGTAAGATAGAAAAATCTTTAGTTGCCAAAGATGTGTATGTTTATCTTCGTGGTACTGGATTGCTATATTCCGGAGTAGATGTTATATGATGAAACCACCAAAAGAATTCTGCATAGATAGTTTTGAATACAAAGAGTATTTAGGAGAAAACAACTGGTCGGAACCGGAATATGCGGATCCTATAACAATTAACCATTGCAGGATTGATAGAGGCTCGGAGTATACTTCGAGCACATCAGGGAAGCAGTTGCTCTATAACGCAGTAGTGTTTTGTTATAAAGGCATAACGGAGCCCTTGCCTGAATTCAAGGAGCGGTCCCTGTTGCATTTTGACGGACAAGAACACACCGTCACGAAGGTCATTCCAATTTACGAAGCATACGAGAAAACTATCTACTCCTACGAGCTGGAAGTGATCTGATGAAGGTGGATATAAACCTAGACAGGGTATTTGAAAAGATGTCCGATGCTAACATCCAGCGGGGCAGGCAAGCATTGGCCAACCAAGCACTAGCAGACATGAATCAGTTTGTTCCGATGGACGAGGGCATATTGAGGATGTCGGCAACCATTGACATTGATGGCGGTGCAATCAACTACAATATGCCTTATGCGGCAGCGCAGTTTTACGGGTTTATCAGGGGTGGCAGGGTTTACAACTACACTACCCCGGGAACAAGCCGCAGGTGGGATTTACGAGGAAAGGCTAGGTATATGAGTGATTGGGAAAAGGCTTATCTGAAAGGGGCGGGCTGGTGGTAATGGATTTTATGGAGCGATTGACCGAGAGAGTGAACCAAATACCGAATCTTCCTACCCCTTGTAGGATGGGCTATCTTGGAGCAGAGGAATCCTTTGTAGTCTTCCCCTTGCCGGGGTCTAGGGTTGTTAGGCGGTTCATGGATGGCACCAGTGAGCAGGCACTTAACTTTGAATTCGCTATGAAATCTAAGTCGCAGAGTAAAATACATGCTACGCTGTGGATGGTGCAGAACGAGCTTGAGGCATTGGAAGAGTTAGTAAGTCATGATGGCAGTTTTGAGTTTGAAGAGCTGATCATAACGAACAAGCCTTTTATCAGCCAGGCAGATGAGCAAGGATGGTTTGTTTTTCTGCTTGATGTGAAGGCAAATATTACAGTTTTTAAGGAGGAATAAAATAATGGCGAGAAATAAAAACGCTTTGCGTGGACATTTTGTAGCGGCGTATGACCCTTTAACACCAGATACAGAGCCCACGGAATGGCTGGAGTTGGCGAAGTATATCTCCACTATTTCCGATGACACGGAAGAAGAAACGGACAGTACAGGCTACTATGACGGAGACGGTACGCCGGAAACAGATATTATATCTGTAGCAGGAGCTTATACCGCAGAAGGGTTTTACGATCCGGAAGACCCAGCACAGGCACTGATCGCAGGGTTGAAATACAAAACCGGCGAAGGGCGCAAGATTTGGCATCGCGTAGTATCTGCTGACGGCGCAAAAGAATGGGTTGGCCGTGCTACTGTATCGGCCATTGTTGCCGGTTCAGGTGACGCTTCTGCATATGAAACCTTTAGCTGCACTATTCGTTTTGACCGGATTCCCGAAGAAAAAGACGTGGTGCCGGCAGGGGATAACAACACCGCTGCCGGGGTTTAAGACACAGTCGATTCTTGTCTTTGACGGACAGGAACATACTGTCACGAAGGTCATACCAATTCATGAGGCATACGATAAAACTATTTACTCCTACGAACTGGAAGTGATCTGATGAAGCAGGATAAAAAAGGGGGAGGCACAACTCCCCCTCATTCCTTTCTATAGGAGGGGTAACATGAGTGAAATCAAGATTGATATAAAGCGGACCGGCTTCCCGGTGAAAATCGGGTCTCTTGAACTGTGGTTTGACAGTTCGCTTGAAAACTTGAGGCGGTTTTTCGATGTGGAAGAGCTTGCCCAGGAAAAGCTGAAAGAAGCACAGGAAAAAGCAAAGCACATTCATTTCCCGGATGATGCGGAGATTGAGAATGTCGACACCAAGACCGTTGATGCTGCCCTCGATGTGCATAAGGAGTTTATCGCTGCTCAGTATGACATTATTTTTGGTGACGGGACATTTAAGAAGATATATAAAGAGTATCCTGATATTTT